AATCTCAGCAGTAATCTCTTGTGCAAGAGCTGCCATGATTTCTGCTTCAACGTCAATGCCCTGTTGAGCTTGTGCGTCTTGTGCAGATTCGAAAGTCCATCTAGCACTTAGTTTTCTAGATTTCGCTTCAACTGTTTGTTTCAAGATTTGGATTGATAATCTGTTACCAGCCACACCTTCTAATGCTGCTGTTGATGCTGCTTTATCGTTAGCAGCCGCACCAGAATATCCTTCTGCAATCTTGAATGGTGAAAGTGCTTCTTCACCTGCAGTTGTATCAGTTCCACTCGTGCTGTTAAACGAATCCGCATAGCGAACACGTAGTGTGTGGATTTGACCAACTGGTCCAGTCATTGGTTGAACACCAACAAGCTCGTTAGCGATAACTGTTGGCATTACACGTCTGATTACTGGAAGAATGACGCGATTTAGTGTTGCGACGTTACCGGCCGATGTAGCACCTGCTGTAGCAGACTCTGACAAATACTTACGGGTATTTTCGAGAGTTGTTGCCATAACAGAACGCTTGTTACCTTGAAGACCTTCTAAAAGGGCATCTTTGGTTTCGGACCAGCGTGACTCTAATAGTTGTGACATTTGTTTTTCTCCTTAAACTTTTAGTCCCGCAAGCCTGCGGATGTCAAAAATCTCAGCAGTTTTATTCTCATTACCACTGATTGTTGCCTGTGTTTTATCGCCTGTAATTTCTTTTGCCTCAGTTAACGCTTTCTTCGCTGGCATATTTCCTTCCATTACGGCTGGAATATACTTGTCAAAGGCTGCGTGCAATTTGTTAGTCTGCACAGATTCTAAAAGTTCGCTCATTACTTCGCGCTTGTCTCTAGAAAGAGGTGATAGCAATTCTGCCATTACTTCTTTTCTTTGAGATGCGTCTTGAATATTTGCGATTTCAGCATCTTTGCTTTCAACTAGTTTCTCTGCTTCAGCAATTTTTGCTTCTGCTTCCTTAACTGCTTCTTCTTTTTGTTTTACAACTTTAAGAAGTTTTGCTGTTTCGGATTTTTCGTTTAGATGACTAGTTGCATATTCACTCGCGAAACTTTCAAAAATTCTGCGACCAAAATCATTTCTGCGTGCTGCCTCGATATCCTCTTTCAACTGTGACATTTCATTCTTAATACCTTTCGATACTGTTTCCTGAATTGCTACAGATGCTTTATTGATAAAGTCTTTCTTAACTGCTTCAAATTTAGCCTTGCTATCTCTAACAAGTTTAACTTTGGTTTCTGCTAAGTCTTTCTTATCAGCATGGAATTCTGCGATTTCTTTCGCCAGTGCATCCACTATAAAGGATTCAAGTTTAGCGACGTTGCCAGCAACTGCTTTACGGTCTTCACGAAGTTCTGCAAGTTCTTTCTTAAGATTATTAAGAACGAATGCTTCCATAGCCTTAGAATCTGATTTCATCTTCTTGGCATATTTGGCTCTTGCTTCAATAAGTCCTTGGCGGTCTTCAGCGAATTCAGAAAGCTCTGCTTGAATTCTATCTGCAAGCATTTTTTCTACTGCTTCAACCATTGCGGCTTTATCGTGTTCATACTTCTGTGCAAACTCTTCACGCAATTGCGTGCTGACTTGATCACGGTTTTCTTGAACGGTTTGTTCCCAAGCGGTTTCAATCTCCGACTTGACTTCTTCGGAAATCACATTGTTTTCAAATAACTGTTTTACAAATTCTAGCATTGTGATTCTCCTACGATTTATTTAAACCTGAAATGATTTTTTTCAAGCTCTCTGCTATGTAACGCTGTGCCTGTGCATCGCCTTTAACTTCTTGTGCTACTCTAAATGCCTGATATCCACCTGTGTTGTTTAACAAGTGTTCATAAACTGGTGTTGGATAGGCGCCTGGAGCACTTGGTTGTGCAACAACATCAACGGTAATAATTTCAAAACCATTAACATTGCCTGATCCGTCTACTTCGCCTGATCCGCGGCTAGATACGCCTAATTTGACTCCCGACTCCAACATGGTCGAAACTAATTGACCCATTGGAGTTGGAAGCATCTTAAGTTTTCCGTAGCCGTTAGGACCGTCCATCCACATTTTTGTAATCATGTGGCTAACACGGTCGAGGTTGATACGTAAATC